CAGTAACGGAAAATGAAGAAATTAGATTCGCTGGTAGTGGTGCTACTTCTGTAGCATTTGATGCAGAAACTCAAAAAGTAACAATCTCATCTACTGATAACAACACCACTTATTCAGTTGGTGATGGTGGATTATCACAAAAGAATTTTACAACAACTTTAAAATCTAAATTAGATGGTATTGCAGCGAGTGCTACCAATGTTACTAATAACAACCAATTAACAAATGGTGCTGGGTATATAACATCATATACAGATACCAATACAGTTGATATGGGTGATGGATTCAAAATCGCTAATTCATCAGGAACAGACCAATTTACAGTAACGGAAAATGAAGAAATTAGATTCGCTGGTAGTGGAGCAACATCAGTAGCATTTGATTCATCTACTCAAAAAGTAACAATTTCATCAACTGATAACAATACAACATATAGTGTAGGTGATGGTGGATTATCACAGAAAAACTTTACAACAACACTCAAAAATAAGTTAGATGGTATTGCGGCATCAGCAACTAACGTAACCAATAACAACCAATTAACAAATGGTGCGGGATATATCACATCATATACAGATACCAATACCGTTGATATGGGTGATGGATTTGAAGTTGAGGATGGTAATTCAACGCCAGCAAAAGTAACAATTACAGAAAATAAAAAATTAAAATTTGTTAATGGTAGTAACATTGATATTAGATTTACAGATACAGATAATGGTTCTTCATCTGACCCATTTGATTTAACAATATCTAGTACCAACACAACTTATTCAGCAGGAAGTGGATTAACTCTTAGTGGAACATCCTTTTCACATACTGATACATCTGGTCAAGCATCTGTAAATAATAGTAATAATACTGTAATTCAAGATATAACATTAGATACTTACGGACACGTTACTGGGTTAGCATCAAAAACAATTTCAATTCCTGGTTCAGCATCAGACTTAGATGGATACGATGAAATTAATATTAGTGAATTTCAGAATGATGCAGGATATGTAACATCAGATACTAATACTGTAACTCAAATCAGAACAGGTACCAATTCTTATAATACTGGTAATATTCAAATTGACGGTTCTAGTGATTATGGAATGACATTTACGGAAGTAGCTTCGGGTACTTACGCTATCCGTTTATTAGATGATAGAAGAAGAAACTCATCCGTTTCAGATATCTACACAGGTAATACTCATGATTATGTTTTCTTTGATGCATCACATGGACAGAGATTCTATACCTCAGGTGCTGAAGAAATGAGATTAGAAAATGATGGAGATTTACACGTTGATGGTGATGTTATCGCATACTCAACAACAGTATCCGATGAACGACTTAAGGATAATGTAACTACAATTGAAAATCCATTAGATAAAATAAAAGCACTTAGAGGTGTTGAGTACGATTGGAATGCTGGTAGTAGAAAAGGTAAACATGATTTAGGGTTAATAGCACAAGAAGTAGAAAAGGTTATACCTAATATTGTACATGAACACCAAATGCCACTATTAAATGATGATGAAGAAGATGAAACATTATATAAAACTGTAGATTATGAAAAAATGGTAGCAGTATTAATTGAAGGTATGAAAGAACAACAAACTCAGATAGATTCGTTAAAATCAGAATTAACTGAAATTAAAGGGAAATTATAATGGCGTTAACATCATCAGGACAAATAAAAGTTAGTGAAATTAATACTGAGTTGGGTAGAACATCTACCTCATCTAATACATCAGTTAAGAATTTAAACACTGGAGCTCATGTTACCATTAATAGTAACTCCACCTCAAAACCAAATTCTTCAGCACCTCACCAAATGAGTGAGTTTTATTCATATAATCATTCTGCTAGTGGTGCAACACTTACACAAATTGTTTTCTACTATAGTTCAGAAGAAGGTGAAAAATGTGGAGAAGATACTACTTCAACGGTTTACTATGATAACTCAGATGAAATTGATGTAGATGTACAATTATATAGTGATTCAAGTGGTGGAGAATCAGCCGCAGGTGGATATTACAAATATGTATTTTCCTCAAGCGGCTGGGTTGTAAATGAAGATGGAGAGATTACAGATTCTTTCAGTTGTGGTCGTTCAGAAAGAAGATTAAAATACAATATAGAATTTATTGGTGATTCACCAATGGGTATTCCAATGTATCACTTTAACTATAAAGATGAATCACATGGAAAAGGTAGATTTGTTGGAACAATGGTAGATGATTTACAAAGATTAGGATTCGAAGATTCATTATTTGAACAAAATGGTGAGATTTGGGTTAATTATCATAAACTTGATGTTCCATTTGAATCTGTAACTAACTGATAATCAACGTATTGTGATGATAGTGATAGTGTAAAGTACTGAAAATCAATAAGTTATGTTAAAAGAATATTTAGAAAATGATGTTATATTTACTGAAACAGAATTAATATCAAATGCATTTTGTAAAAGTTGTCCAATTATGGGAACTAATGAATCTGAGTTGATGAAAGAGACAGCTGATATTTTATGTTCCAATAGTGGTTCAGTTCTAAATATTGGATTTGGATTAGGAATCATAGATACATATATTAGAAATAACAATCCAAAAGAACATCATATTATTGAAGCTCATCCACAAGTTTGTGAAAAGGCGAAAGAGATGGGGTTTGATGTGTATTGTGGTAAGTGGGAAGATATAATAAAAGATTTTATAAAAGAGGGTAAAACTTTTGATAGTATTTATTTTGACACATATGTTTTTAACTTTAAAGAATATCCTCAATGGGCACCATTCACAAAAGTAGTTCCTAAATTATTAAATCCAAATGGAATATATTCTTATTTTAACGATACGGCATCCAAAATAGAAAAAGTAGAAGAAATTATAGAAACATTTGGTTGGAAAAAACATATAAAAGTAATACCAAAATCAACCGTTCATAAATCTTATGAATTGATATGGTACATAAATAAGTGATTCTTAAAGATTCTCATATTTATATAAAAGAATTAGGAGATTATAAATGGCAGTAAACATTCCAATATGGCCAGGTTCATCATCTTTCTCATCAGGAGCAACTCCATTTGGGCATTATGATACTGAGTTAGAGTTCACATCATCAGCTGATAAAACAGCAGGTTGGTGTGCAAAACGATTAGGTTATCCTATAGTAGATATAGAACTACAGGATATAAACTTCTATGCTTGTTTCGAAGAAGCAACTACAGAATACTCATCTCAAGTCAATCAATTTAATATTAGAGAAAATTTACTTAATATTAAAGGAAACTCTACATCTTCAAATTTATCTCAAACTCAACTAAATGCTAATTTAGGTGGTTTAGTAACTTTAGCTAAAGATTACGGTACTGAAGTAGGTAGTGGTGGTAGTGTAACGTATTATACAGGTTCATTCTTAGCTCAACCAGGTAAACAGGTATATGATTTAAAAAATGTAACCGATTCAAGTGCATCTTTAGAAAGTGGTACGGTTGGAACAGATAATTTTGAAATTAAAAAAATGTTACATAACGCTCCACCTGCAATGGTTAGATACTTTGACCCATTTGTAGGAACTGGTTTAGGTTCACAACAAATGATGGATACATTTGGTTGGGGTAATTACTCACCAGGTGTTTCATTTATGATGCAACCACTTTATGATGATTTATTAAGATTACAAGCAATTGAATTTAACGATAAGGTTCGTAAATCTCAATATGGGTTTGATATACAAAACAATAGAATAAGAATATTTCCTATACCAAATAATACATACAAAATTCACTTTCATTATGTATTAGAATCAGAAAGAAATAATTCAGTAGTAGCGAATTCAGTAGTATCTGATTATTCAAACGCAAAATATGATAGAATACCATATACAAGTATAAACCACGTTGGAAAACGATGGATTGAGAAATACACATTAGCATTAGCTAAAGAAATGTTAGGTGCAGTAAGAGCTAAGTTTAGTTCAGTACCAATTCCTAACTCAGAAATAACATTAGATGGTGCAGATTTAAGAAGTGAAGCAGCATCAGAAAAAGAAATCTTAATTTCAGAATTAAGAGAAAACTTAGAGGCTACTTCTAGAAAAGCATTATTACAAGCACAACAAGAAGAATCAGAAGCAATGGAATCAACTCTTAATAGAGTTCCGAGAGCAATTTATATAGGGTAAATTATGGCATTATTCGGTGGTGAGAGAGATATGGCTCTGTTTAGTAAAATAAACAAAGAGTTAATTACAGATATTATAGATACTGAAGTGTATTTCTATAAAGTAATTATAGATGAAACCAAATCTAATCTATATGGTGAAGGTAAGGACAAAATGTTTCATAATCCTGTAAAAATTCCAACATTAGTTGATAGAACAAATGCAGAATCTATATTTGATGAGTTTGGTTCATCTTACACTAGAAATGTAAACTTCTATTTCCTTAGAGATATTCTAAAAGAAAAAAACATATTTCCTGAATTAGGTGATGTTATAGAATGGAATGATGAACAACACATAGTAGATGTAATATTTCAAAATCAATTTATTGCTGGTAAAAATCCTGAAACTTGGGATGGTGGGGATAGACAAGGATATAGTGTATCTATTATATGTGAAACTCACGTTGCTAAACGAAGTACACTAAAATTAAAAGATGATTTTAGAGTAGGTGTTAATAAAAATAATAATGATTTACCTGTAGGAATATAAAATGGCATACAAATACAGAGATAATAGAGATAGTAAAGTAGATTTGAAAAGAACTCAAAGTTCTACTTCAGATGACCCTACACTAAATAAGGCAAGACAGATATCACGAAGAAATGATGATGTAAAAAATATATCTGTTGGTATTTACGATGTTGATTTAGCATTTAAATCTTTTTTAGAAAATAGTGTAAAACCAACTATAGAAGAAAGTGGAAAGTTTATTACTGTACCTGTAATGTATGCATCTCCTGAAAACTGGTCATCTGCACAAAGAGATGGGTTTATGAAAGATGGTAATGGTAAGGTACAAACACCTCTTATCTCATTCAAAAGAAATTCATTAGATATTAATACAGAATATTCAAAACTAAAAGTACTTACCGATGAGGATAGTACAAGACCATTCGTAAAGTCATATAGTAGAAATAATAGGTATGATGCATTTTCTCAATTAACAGGAATGTTACCACCAAAAAAAGAACAATATCTAGTAGATGTACCTGATTATGTAAACATACAGTATGATTTAATAGTATGGTGTGATTATATGGAAGATTTAAATAAATTAGTAGAACAGATTATATACTTTCAAGGTGGTGCATTTGGAGATAGATATAAGTTTCAAATCAAAGGTGAATCTTATTCCTTTGAGACAACCAATGGTGTTGGTGAAGAAAGAATTGTAAGAAGTAATGTAACACTAACAACTAAAGCTTATTTAGTTCCTGAAAACAGAGGACATGAAGTAAATACTAAAAAAGTATTCGGGCCTTCAAAAATAGTTTGGAAAAGTTCTCTAAAATCGTAGTTTGAAAAAATATTTTCATATTTATATACATATAGTATAAACAAAATCAAAAGTTATGTCAAAAGTAGAAAATTTAAAAGAAAAAGAAGTAGTAAAATTTACCGAAGAAGAAATTTCAAAAGTTAAGAGTTTTAGAGATGATTTTTCATTAATAACTGCTAGATTAGGTGAGATTGAAATAGAGAACATTATTTTAAAATCTCAACAAGCTAATTTAGATAAGTTTAAGAATGAACAAGAAACTAAGTATATAAAACTTAGAGAAGATGAAATAAAATTAGCAGGTGAATTAAAAGAAAAATACGGAGATGGTGAATTCGATTTAGAGACTGGTATTTTTACACCACAATCTTAAATATATCGTTTCACAATTTTCAGAGTATTTATTAGTATAATAAACCAAAAAAATTAATAGGAGAATCAAATGGCAGAAAGAATAGTAAGTCCTGGCGTTTTTACAAGAGAAAAGGATTTGTCGTTTCTACCTCAAGGGATTGGTGAAATTGGAGCAGCATTAATAGGTTCAGCAGTAAAAGGACCAGCATTCGTTCCAACAACAGTATCATCCTTTCAAGAGTTTCAACAAGTATTCGGTGGATTGACAGAAGATTCATATCTACCATATACAGCTCAAACTTATTTGGAAGATGCAGGTACTGCAACAATCGTAAGAGTATTAGGACAGGATGGATACACACTTGAAAACCCTGTAGCGTTAACAATATCATCATCACATGGTACTAAAGTAGCTGCAGTATTACACCCAACAACACAAATAACATCTGATGTAGATGTATTTAAAAGTTCATCAGTAGCAGACCAATTTAGTTCTACTAATGTATCAGCATCTTTATTTACATTAGCTTTATCAGGTTCAACGTTTGCAGTAACTAACTTTAGTGCATCATTAAATCCAACAAATGATAATTATTACACAAAATCATTTGGATTTTCACCAAAAGGAGCTCAAAAAGGATATGTTTTAAATAACTTTAAAACATTCCAATCAGCATCATTTGCAACTGGAGAAATTCCAGTAGTATCGTTAGATTTTGCTAAGGATGTAGATTACACTAAAGCTTATAAAGAATCATCAACACCTTTTATTACATCACAAAAAGTTGGTGGTAACACAACAAATTTATTTAAGTTCCATACATTATCACATGGTACGGCAACTAACTATGAATTCAAAGTAGGAATACAAGATATCAAACCAGCTGGTTCGGTTCCTGGTTCTGAATATGGTTCATTTACAGTAGTTGTAAGAAGAGTAGACCAAGACAAGATTGCTGGTTCACCATTCGTAGGAGTAGTTGATTCAGATATCAGACCTAACTTAGTTGAACAATTTCAAGGAGTTAATTTAGATCCTGATTCACCAAATTACATCGTAAGAGTAATCGGTGATAAATATATTACTGTAGATGCAGATGGAAAATTATCAACAAATGGTGATTATCCAAACAACTCAGAAAATATTAGAGTAGAAGCTTCAACAGCGGTTAGTGATAAAGGTATCGATGAATCATTAGTACCTTTTGGATTTGCAGCATTACAAAATCCATTTGGAACTGCATTTGCATTACCAAATCCATCTTTTGTATCTGAACAAAAAATTAATCAATCTTATAATCCTAAGAAATTCTTTGGATATGATTTTGATTTTAGTGGAACGGATAATAGAAACTTCCTATCACCAACTCCTGATTCGGCAACGGCAGTAGTAGGTACGGCATTCTATTTAGGTGATAATAATCAAGATGTAGGTGCTAATTACCCATCATCAGCATCACCAAATACAGCAGCAATATCATTGAATGATTCAATTACATCAATCAACTCTAGAAAATTCATCGTACCATTTCAAGGTGGTTTTGATGGTTACAAACCAAATAGAGTAGTTTCTTTAGGAAACGATATAACTGCAGGAAATACACAAGGATATGATTGTTCATCTAATACAGCAACTGGTACAATAGCTTTCAGAAAAGCAATTAACTCAGTATCTAATCCTGATGAATTTGATATTAATATGTTAGTATTACCGGGTATCATACACAGATTACATTCTTCAGTATCAGTATTTGCTAAAGATATGTGTGAAGATAGACAAGATACATTCTTTATTATGGATGCATCAGCATGGAGTGATTCAATCTCAACTGCAACTAACGCGGTTCAAGCATTTGATTCAAACTATGTTGCTTCTTACTATCCTTGGGTTAAGATACTTAATACAGATAAAAACAAACCTGTTTGGGTTCCGCCATCCGTTGTACTTCCAGGTGTTATAGCATTTAACGACCAAGTGGCCGCTGAATGGTTCGCACCAGCTGGATTGAACAGAGGTGGATTAACTTCAGTAATTGAAGCTAAGACAAGATTGACTAGAGTTGAGAGAGATGCACTTTACGAAGGTAGATTGAATCCTATCGCAACGTTCCCTGGTCAAGGTGTAACTGTATTTGGACAGAAAACATTACAAGCTAAACCATCTGCATTGGATAGAATCAATGTAAGAAGATTATTAATTGCTGTTAAGAAGTTTATCGCTTCTTCAACTAGATACTTAGTGTTTGAAAACAACACTGCAGCTACTAGAAACAGATTTTTATCAATTGTTAATCCTTACTTAGAATCAATTCAACAAAGACAAGGTTTATACGCATTTAGAGTGAAGATGGATGAAACCAACAACACTCCTGATGTTATAGATAGAAACATTATGGTAGGTGAGATATTCTTACAACCAGCAAAAACAGCAGAGTTTATAGTACTTGATTTCAATGTATTACCAACTGGAGCAGCATTTCCAGAATAGTATAAAATAATTTAGTTCCCCTTTTTTAAGGGGGACTAACTATTTTTTGAAATAAACTATATTTATTATAAAGAATTAGAAACGGAGAAAACTAAATGGCACAATTATTAGACCCAACAGAAGTAATGTTCACATCATTCGAACCGAAGATGTCGAACAGATTTATTATGTACATTGAGGGTATCCCAGCGTACTTAATAAAAGCCGCTAACAGACCAGAAATAACAAACGGTAAGATTACAATCGACCACGTTAACGTTAGAAGATATGTTAAAGGTAGAAGTGAATGGAGTGATTTAACAATTTCATTATATGACCCAGTAGTTCCATCAGCAGCACAAGCAGCAATGGAATGGGTAAGATTACACCACGAATCAGTAACGGGCCGTGATGGTTACTCTGATTTCTACAAAAAAGATATCACATTTAACAGTTTGGGTCCTGTTGGTGATAAAGTAGAAGAGTGGACACTTAAAGGAGCATTTATTC